GGTCTAATCCCATAGAAGCCCGTGAAACGCCTGTTTTAGTCTCTACAAGGCCATCTAGGTAAGTTAATGCACCTAACGTCTGCCCAGCAGTAAATGGCACTGACAGGTCTTGCACTGCACCAGCTTGGCGCATTCTTACGATTGCACCAATCTCGTTGTTTAGCACGTCATCAATGTTAGCTGCGCCTTCTATGACCGCTAAACGTGGATTATTCGTCATTGCTACGTTATCTAAGATTGAGCGTAGTATTGATGTGGCTGCGTCTTGGTCATCCATAACTATTTCAGCTAGTGAACGTCCATAGAATGTATGTGGTTCTGGGTCTATCTCAAACTTAGCAAAAGGTAACTCATCGCATGGCTCAAAATCTAGCATCTCATATGATGTACCACCGCAGGTAATTTTATGTAATACGGGTATGCCAGTGCCATCAGCATCTATTCGCATATATGCTTCTGTCACAGTTACATTCTTCATTGATGGGTCTTGCTCATCTTCATCAGATGTATCTAAGTCATATCCACGTCTTTCATGTACTTCAGCTTCAGTCATTTCTGACCCGTTATCAAAGCTGTTTAAATCTAATACAACTTCAGGGTCATACCCCATTGCAATTAAATCACCTGCACGCATTTCAGTTCTATGAGCCACCAAGTAAGCATCTTTAAGATTGCGTGCATCTCGGTTTACAAAGAACTCTTCAGGTGGAACGCTTTCTATACATAGTTCACCACGTTCTTGTTGGCGGCTAATCTTTATGCTGTGTGATGGTGTTTCTATCTCCATGCCCATCTCATCCATTGAGATGCTCATTTCTGTAGTTTGCTCTAGCACGCTTACTTCGTCGTCATCTGTAAGATATGCAAGTTCATCATCATTTAAGTCTGTGAATGTGTATATCTCTGCTTCCGGATATGTCATCCAGTATGCTTTTACGATACCTTGTTTCTTCACAAGTGCATCTTGGAATGCATCATTAATCACCCGGTAGCCATTTAAACGTGTAAACTCATGGTGCATAAATTCAGTGGCTTGTTCTGCCATTGCTACATCTTCTTGCCCATGCGGAACAAATTCCACTGGCTTTGCCGTACTTAGGAATATACGCATTAAGCTTGGTTTTACAGCACGTACGGTATCACGTACTTTCGTGGCTACAACTTTACTTCTGCCATCTTCATAGCCAAGGTCAACTTCACCATCATAGTATCTCTGCGCCTTAATTCTGTCTTGGCTTATTTCGCTTTCAACAAAATCTACTGCGCTGGCAATAGCATCCTGGACAATGCCTTCGACTTCTCTACGTGATTTTGGTTTTAATTCCATGATCTATTCCTTAATCTGCTTGTAAGCCTAGTAATATAGCAATATTTTCTTTAGACATTAGCTTTTTATTTTCTGGGGCAATGCCTGTAGCCACCATATCTAGTATCTGATCAACAGATTTCATAGCTGACTTTTCAGATTTTACTTTTGCTGATACCCCTGCAATAGTACCCAATACCATTTGTGGATTTTGTGATATGGCTGCTATATTTAATGCCTGCATTAATCCATTACCAGTTGGAGATAATTTTCCCACTAACCTCAATGCGTTTTCTTTTACATCACCACGAACAAATTTTCTCATTAAATTAATTTCATCTTCAGAAAAATATTTTGAATCACGTTTACTATTAATAATTCTAGTCATTGCCTGTCGGTATTTATTTACTACGTTACCGCCAGAACCAGAAGCGGCGGCTTGATCTTGTGCTTTAATTATTGCGTTTTCGAGTAGTTCAGATTTTTTATATCTTTTATTGGCTTCTCTTGCGATGTTCATTAATTTATTTGCAGGTTCTTTTGCCATAATAAGATCGTCTATTTCATCAATCATACCTCTTATGCTGTCTTCATTTCTAGCAACACTATACCTCTTATATAAACCTTGTCTTAATTTATCTAATTGACCTACTGTAAGCTCTTTACCTAATTGTGCCTCTAATACTTTAAGAGATGCAGTTGTTTGTTTATCCACTTCTGGTACATAATTAGGATCAACATCTAAAGATGATTTTATTTTAGCAAATAATCCTCCAACTTCATCTTGTGAAAATTTAACGCCAGAATCATCCACTTCTTTATAAGCTGCATTCTTGTAATCTCTTTGTGCATCTAGGCTTGGCCTTTCATCTGCTTTTTTTGCAAATGCTTTAACAGTTTTATTTGCTGTTGCGGGCGCGGCGAATGCCCCTAAAACTCTAGCTATAGGTTCATAAATTGTACCTTCAGACATTTGCCCAGCAGTTTCACTACCTAAAGCAGATATAATTAATGGCTTTAATCCTGTACCTGTAATTACTGCTGGAACAAATTCACCTACAGTACCAGCATATTCTGCTACTGTTGTCTCGCCTTTACGTTCAATACCTTCAGGGTCAGCACCAACTGCGCCTGCAAGCGCAGCATATCCTTTATCAAAGTATTCACCAGTTTTGCTTTCAAATATAGGTATATTAGGCTTTTCATCATCAAATCCAGCTAAATCAATTAGCTCTTGGCCTCCGCGCTTAACTCCACGATAAATTAATTCTGGAGTTGAAGCTATACCCCTAATGCCACGCAACATACCTGCGCCAGCAGAACCAATAACGTCACCAACCTTTTCACCTAAAGTATCAACTTCACCACTACCCATAACTTTATCATATGTAGTTAAAGGTTCTGTTGACTGTGTAGATTGCCTGCGTTGAAGTTCACGTTTAGCAAGTTCTAGTTTAGCTTTATTTAGGGTTTCATTCATTTTTATTACCCTTTATTTATTTTCATTATCAGCAATGTATTGCTTTAATTGCTCGTCTGTCATCTTTGAAAAATCAACTGTGCCTATATTCTCTGGCATATCTAAGGATACATTTGAATAGCCAGCTTCTTTTTTAGCATCTTCAGGGTAAGCATTAAACTTATTTATTACGTCATTATATCTGTTTTCTAATATATTTAAGTTTTTAGCAAAATCTTCAGCACTTAAACCTTGGTCTAAACTCACCAATACACTTTGCAAGAACATAAGTTCTCTTTCTGAAACTTGCCCTAATGCTCCACCTGTTGGGCTGGCTTTTCTCATTGCGTTAAGTTTGTCGAAACCAATATTTGCTTTAATTGTATTTAGCATTGTGGAAACAGCATAAGCATTAGTACCTGGTATTTTCTTTAAATTACTTCCAGCAAAACCAGTAATCGGCAATGATGTATTATCTAGTTTTTCTTTTATTTTATCAATATTTCCAACTATTACACCAGCAGTTGCAAGCTCTTGCTTCTTACCTGTTTCTTCTGCTCCAATTGCAGCTTTAGCTTCTATAGCCGCTTTACTACCTGGCACTGGTTGCATACTGTATGATTTATTTCCAGCCTCATCTACACCTTCAATTAGTTGATAACCTGCTGGTATTGTTCCAAATTGTGCTGGTGCGCCACCTGATGAAACACCACCTTGGAGCATGAATGTTTGATATTCTGGTGTGCCTGGCACTAAGCCAGCAAGTTCAGCTCTTTTTTGTAAAGCAATGCGATTATCTTTACTTGGAGTAAGAAGTACAGTCGCTGCCTGCTGTGGAGTTATAGCTCCAGATTTAACCAAGTTAGCTAAATCTTCTCTACCTCTAGCTATAAGCATTTCTATAGTCTTATTCTTATTCCCAGCAGCTACACGTTGCATACCACGCTCACGTATTGCTTCACCACCACGCATCTCTGGCAGAATTAATGGATCAAGTGCGGCGGCGAAGTTTTGCATCCTACTTAATCCAGTATCATTATTTCGTGTTCTAGCGTAATCCAGCAATCCACCTAAACCGCCTCGCGGTTTTGATGGATTTACTTGCTCTTGAATAATTTCTTCAGGTTTTTTTATCATGGCATCATTCCCGCCCCAAGTTGTAGATAATTAAACAATCCTGGTTGCATAGATTTGGTTTCTGATTGTGGCACTGGTGTAACACCTAGCGCAGCCAGTGGAGCATTTAATGCAGCAGTTGGAGCGCCAGTATAACCCGCATACTGTTGTTTGGCTGCATCAATGAGTGCTTGCTGTATGCCTTGCTGTAGCAGACCTTGTTGAGCTTGCTGTTGCTGTATTGCTTGGCCTGTACCAAACGCTTGCTGACCAAGTTGACCAAGTTGAGCTGCGCCAGCCATTTGCCTGCCCTGCTGTGCTTGTGCCGCTTGCAGTGCTGTGTTGAACCCTTGCTGTTGCAGATTGCCAAACGCTTGCGCGCCCTGCCTTGCAAATGCTTCATTAGTCAAAGCTTCTGCCACGCCATGCCTTGAGCCGCCAAATGCTCTAGCACCTGAAGCTTGCGCTCCCAGCGTGTTCATCTGCATTTGCCGTTGTCTTTCAAGGTCAGCTAACGTGTTTTGCGTAACTTGCCTTGTGTATGGGTTCATAAACTGACCAATGTTTGGCGCTTGCATCGCAGCTCTCGTACCCTGAAATGCTTGCTGTAATCCTCCAGCCGCAGCTTGGTTTACGTTAAACCCTTGTGGCTGTGCAGGCGCTGGAGCTGGTGCTGGTGCGGCCATTGGTGAATATTGCGTAGATGGTGCTGGAGCTGGCATAGCCCTTGGCATTGCGCCACTCCCGCCACCTTTGCCACCAGACATTGGTGGTGATGGTAATGGAGTGAAATCACTTACGCCCGTCGCAGGCATTCCATCTTTTCCCATTGGTCTTACTTGTCCGCCACCTGCCATCTTACGCTTCCTTCTTATTATTTTTTGGTAGCAATACTGCGCCTACTGCATATGAGAATGCTTCACCAATTGTAGCTATTACTTTACCAACTTTATTAGACTTATGTTTTTCTGGACTCATTGTGTGAGCCATTTCTTCCGCCCATGCTTTAACAATAGGCCACATAACTTTACGTGCAACTTTACCACCAATTGTATCTCTCTTAACAAAATCTGCTAGAGGTGAAGCCCATGCATGGTATCCGTTCATTAACTTTCTATTGTTTCTGTGTAACCAGACGCCGTATCTTTGGTCTAACCGCCATATTTCGCGTGGTAGATAGCCTAGCTCATAATATGCACAACATAAGATTTTTGATGAGCCACCGCCGCCACTTGAGCTTGAGCCTCCACCGCCACCTACATTGGGGCCGGGCGCTCTAACAGCATTTCCTCTACTATCTTTAACGGCATTCCCGCTTGAGTCTCTAACAACTCCGCCAGTATATGTTGGCGTAGGGTTTGAGTTATCTCGTCTACGTGCAGCCTCTTGGGCGGCTAATGCTTTTTCATTTCTTATTGCTAACTCTTGGGCTTCTCTTTGAGCTACAATTTGAGCGTCATCTGCCGCTTTCTTTGCCGCTGCAAATCTATCACTTTCAGCACTCGCTAAATCATATTGGTCAGGCAATACCGCCGGTACTGGTGTAGCATTAAAATCGTAATCAATAGCGCTTGGGTCAAACCCGCCGGATGCTGCTTTTTCAGCAAAGTCTTTACTCTGCGTATCGACTGCGCCTTCAAAGTTAATGCCTGAATAAATGTTATCAGCAACACCGCCACCAAAACCTAACAATCCTACTTCTGGTAAACCTGTTAAATTACCGCTTAAACCTCCAGTAACAAGCGATCCGCCGTATGAGCCGCCAGTGCTGTCATAGCCTCTTCGAGTAGGGTTTCCGTCTGCATCTGGGAACGTGTTATAATACGCCATTCCTCCTGATGGGTCTTGGAAAGATGGTTCTTGGTTCTGCAACATCTTTAAGTTATCATAAAAGCCCATTTGGTTTGAACCTACAGCACCCATTGCTATGTCTTCTTGGGCTAATCTAGCCGCAGCACCTTCTGGGCTTTCGACGTATCTTCTTTGGGCTTCATTTAAAACTTGTGTCTTAGGATCATAGCCACTGCCCGGTGCTATGGTTTCTGCATACCTAGCCATTTCTTTTTGCGTAAGAGAAGAGCCACTAACCTGCTGACCCATTAAATCATCTAGCCTTTGACGATTTTCATCACTACGAGATTTTCTGCGCATATCTTCCATTGTCAAAGCGTCTTGTGCTGCGCGCTGTGTCTCTGCGTATGTTGGATACATATTATAATCTATTGGAGCGAATGAGTTTTGCGCGCCAGAATATGGATTGATAAAGAAGCTATCCATATATGCCTTCTGAGCTGGTCTTTCCATTGCGAGCGCATTTAAAGATTGCTCGTACAATGGCGCTGATGAATAACCACTTACGCCGCCAGCGTATTGTGTAGGCGCGCCCATGCCGCCCATTATATCTTGCTGGCTTGTCGGTGCGCCCATGCCAAATGCGCCTGCAACATCAGCCGTGTTTTGAAATGATGCTTGTTGCATTGGAGTGAATGCAGCCACGTCTGGGCCATAGTATGGTACATAACCAAGCTGTGAAATACGTTCAGCTTTGTTTAAATTACGCTGCGCCGCTTTTTCAATGTATTCTGGGATTTCAACGCTAGATGATGTTGATCCGCCTTTTCCGCCTGACATTACTCAAACTCCTTAATATACGACGAGTGTAACTGATCCCAGCCATGCTTCGCCAATGGTTTTTTCCAGCCTACACGTCCCGTCATGGTTAGTGCTGTGCATCCTTGTGCTTTAGCCCACTCTACCACATCTTGGTGCATATCCAAAATCTGATCTAGCTCACCCCCGCCAAGGAACACGTTTAACATTCGTTTACGTGGATATACCACAATTTCTGTTACTATGCACCCCTTTGGCGTAGGCCACAACTGCATAGTACCCTTATATATTCCTTCTGCCACATCAATAAAATCATGCGTGCCACCTGAATACTCCAAAGCCGCTTCAATCCAAGGTCTACATCTTTGCAATTCTTTATCCATGCGTCCTCGTAATTGCTAGTGTTGAAGATGGTATTTCTGGCACTGGAGATGATGCTGCTGTGTAATTTAAAAAGCCAGATGTGCTATCTATCATATAATTTACTTCTAAATAATCACCAGCCGCCACAGTAAATATCTGCGTGCGTGATATAACAATTGTAGCATTATTCTGATGTAATGCAGTTGTCATAGCGCCATTCACGTTGCTTCCATTAATACTAGGCCAAAAGTAAAAGTGTACTGTGCTTGCGCTTGTTGATGATATTTGCGCGGAAAATGATAATACATATTCTCCAGCCTCTTCGAATACAATTCTACTTGCTGGCGTACCTTGTGTAATCTTTGAATTGCCAGATGGTGCGTCATAGGTCAGCTTGTATGCCGTATTTGCTAGAGCTGGTGTAACATCTGATGTTTTAACAAAGTTAGCGTGTCCGCCCTCTACTACAATTTGACGCCATTCCCCGCCTTTGCTTACAACTGGATATTCGTATGATCTATCCCACATAAGCGTGCCATCGTCCGCTGCGCTTTCATTACCAGTTTGTTGAACGAGAGGTGATCTTGTCTGGGACATAAATTGCATGAGGCGTCTGCCCCATGTTTTCCAATCATCTCCATATGGTTCTGGTGGCCTTTGCTGTTGCGTCATCTTCTACCGCCTGCAACAACGTCTAATCTATTTACTCCAACACGCCAATCGCCAAGCGCTACTGTGCTTACGCGCATTCTCATTTGCCTACCCGTAAACCTTAGTGAAGTTGGAGTAGACATGGCGTATGGCCCATAATTTCTTTCTTCGCCATTCGGATAAAATCTTGTTTTAAATGTTACATTAACATCACCCTGTGTTTTCTCATCAGGTATCATTTCGGTAACAGACGCCACTGTATCGCCAGAACCAAGCATAATAGGGCCAGTTTCAGCAAATGGTGTTAGCGTTCCGTAGTCGTAACCAACTTCATGCTCGTAAATCCTGTAATCGTCTGCGTCTGCCCATATTGGCTTTCTGAACGCACCTGAATCAATTCCAGATGTTCTCGCTAGTGTGCCAATATACCATGTGTTTTCAATGTAGTTATACACAACATAACGATCATTTTCTGTGGATGCAGCAGATGGGTAAAACCAAATAATTTCACCATAATTACTATTTGTTACCGCAAAGCCTTTACTTATCTGGCCTCGGTTCATGTCATTGAAGACATAATCAGCAACTTCGCTTTGCACTTCTTGCACCCTACCGCCAGTATAAGCGTAAAATGCGTGTGCGCCCATCCAGAATGCACCGCTATCAACTACAGCAACAGCTTTATTTGCAGCTAATCCACATGAAGAACCAACACGCTCAATGCCGTAAACATATGGTGGGCCTACATAATTTGCTACGTGTGCGTCTGTGCTTGTTAGGATAAGTGTTTGGCCTCTAACTTTAATACCCGCCATGATTTGACCATTTGTATTAAGCTCTAAATCACCAGCTTCATTTGTAGCTGCGGGCGTCCATAAAGTATTATCTTCTCGGTCACACCATTGCACTTTGCGCGGGTTTCCACCCGCACCAAGAGCAAATAAGAAACGCTCTTCAGTGACGACTAGTGATCTATTGTTTACTGGAGCGTTTGCTATGACTGCTGCTGGCGTGCCTGTTGTTAATGTCCACTCGTATAACTTGCCATCATCTTCCGTACATCCCACAAGGTATTCGCCCCACGTATCTAATGCCCATGATGTTGCTGGCTGTATTCTTACATTGTCCGGGCGTTCTAAACCATAAGCATAACTTCCGTAAAAGCTTCCGCCAAACCCTGTAAATGATAATGCATCTTCTCTGCCGGCAGTGAATGATGTTGGAGTTATGTCATATCTAAGACCTGTCTCATTCCATATGTATAATTTATTATATGATCCGCCTGCTATCCAACGCTCATTGCTGTTATCAATCCAGCTCTTCATTCCACGCACTGGCGCGTTAGCTGCGTTGTTAGACCGAGTACGCCATCCGCCCATAGGACGCATAGTATTATCAACCCATCTAATTAAATTTGAATCACGCCAGCGTCCATTGGACTGCAAGTCAGTTCCGTTTCGGTAAACTCCAGAAGGAATATCTAGTGGGATAAGTGGCATATAGACCTCATGGCGTTAAACTTAGGGGACTATAACACATTTTGTACTAAAATAACAACAGGGGCAATGCATGTCGCCCCTGTTGGTTAATATCATTCAGCATCCGCAATAGTCAGAGTCCCAGCTTCGACTTGCTTTAGTATCTCTGCGTAGTGACGATTGGCTGGGTCTAGTGGGACTGACATCTCTTGTCCGTCTATTGTTACTTGGATGCCTGAATTGTTACCATCCATGTCTGCATTATATTGTGCTGATGTAATGTTCATACTGTTTTCCATGATTATAACTCCGCATCAAATAATAAATGACCGCCATTTATTCTAAGTTCTGAACCTGTACCAGTGGTATATTCGTTCGAAATACCGCAAAAAAGTCTACCACTATTTTTCATAAGTCCATAAGTTAGTGTTGATAAAGTTTGCCATCCGCCACCTGATTCTAACACTTGAAAATTGCTAATAGAAGATATACTTGCAGATGGAATAGCTCTCATAACTTGTGGGTAACTTATATGAGTTATTACAGAAGTGGGTGAGTATACAAAACCTATAGCAATTAAACTTTCCCCAGAATTTTCTTTTGTAAGTTTCCAACAGTACCTCTGACACTTCGCCAGTTCATCTCCGTATGACCTATGCTCGAATGGAGTTGCAGTGTCGCCGACTTCTAGTTGGACTCCTGTGATTTGCCATGTGTTCCCAGTATTAGCCATAAGATTTACTTGCCCAGTGACTGCTCTAAATGCGCCTGTATTACCCCAATCGTAAGCAGATGTAATATCACTTGAACCTGCATCTAAATGCCATACTACTTCAAACCCTGACGCACTTGTGTTAGGTAAAGCAACAGAGGTGTCACCATTAAAAGTAATTGTCTTATATTCCCAAGTGTTTGCAGAGTTTATAGTATAGGAACTAAGAGCAGACCTTGCAGGGCCAAATATCTGTAAACTGTATGTACCTGCTACTGATGCTTTAGCCCAAAAAGAAACTGTAAATTTCTCAGCAGAAGATGTACCAAACTTTAACCTTTGTCCATCTCGCCCTTCAGATCTGTATCTAAAAGTGACATTTTCACCTCCAGAAAGAGTATCAGCAGTTGTTACTTCTAACTTTAAACTATTACCAAATTGATCGGGAGAATCACTAGATTGTGTTATAGTTGAGGCAACACTTCCGCCACCAGAACCTTCTGCATATTGAAACCTATCTACAGTATAGGTATCTGAAGTTACCCCTGTAAAACTCGTCCCACGTTGTGCCACTTGCATAGCACCATTGATTATAAGATTTCTGTTCGACAAAGCCCCATCGTCATAGGCGTTACCCAAGTTTGCTAATTGTCTAGCTTTAGTCATTTAGATAACCCCTTTATATTTCTTGTGCATCCATAGCTGTCTGATATGCAGTCTTCACTGCGTCTGTCCAAACTGCATTGCATATTGCTTGTACTTCTGTTGACTCACTTGAGATGTCCGTGTCACCCCATGTATCATCTGTTTTAGTTGAGCAAGATAAGACGTGACGATGGAATGATCTGCTGATCTCTGTGCCATCTCTTGCTATCACTGTAGCTGTACGAACTTGCACATGCTTGTGATCTCCAACGACTTCAATCTTATCTTCTACTGTTGTTTCTGTTAGTGCCATATTGGCCTCCTTTGTTTTATCGTGGCGTTATTGCCACCTGTCCGACCCAAAGCTATGCGGTGGGTTATTGGTCTGTAAAATATGTAATGTTAATCCTAAAATTTCTGGTTGAAAAAGTGGCGTTCGTTAAAGGCAACTCAGAGTCATAAAAGTAAAACGTATTAGTATTTCTATAAGCTAGAGGGGCTAAATGCCTATTAGTGCTTGATATATAAGATGTTTGAGCAGACCCACTGGCGTACACAGCATCCGAATAATTAGAAACAGTAAAAGGTAAGCCTGCAACAATAGCATAATTAGTCTGAGAGGTACTAGGGTAAGTAAAAGCCGCAATTACTGTAACCTGTCTTCCAACTTTAGTATAAACACCTGTTGCACCAAGAATTGTAACTTGCCCACTACCATCAACAGGAGTCCAAGTCCCCTCTTCATAATCCTCTAACTTATTAGCCGACCCAGTACCGCCGAGGTATACACCGCCTGATAGGTATGCGTCTTTGAAGCGAGAAGAAGATGTTCCGAAGTCAATAGAGTTATCTGTATTAGTACCACTAGAGTTACAAGGAATAACTTGTGCATCTGTAAATTTTATATTAGCATCTGTGCTTGATAAACTTGACCCTATATAAGGACGTTGTGCATTAACCCCAATACTACCTACAGATGTGCCGCCACGAGAAAACTTAACTAAGTCACCATCCGTACCATTTCTATTTATGTAAGAAGGAATACCATTATAAGAGATGAATGAACGACCTCCATTATCAAGACAAATACCTTCATCTGTATTGCCTACACCTACTATTGTGTTGGTAGTCCCAATTAACACATTTTCATCACTATCAATCGTGATTGCTGTGGCGTTACCATTGTCGTCAATGCTAGAACTAGCTGAGTTAAAAGTTGTAAATGCAACAACCTCTAGGATGTCACCTGTAGCCGCACCTGATGCTAAGACAACATCTGATCCATTGCTTGCCGTATAATCTGCGGAAGCTAACTTAACGCCATTCAAATATACGTCTAAGAAGTTAGGAGTGTAGCCACCAGTAGCAAACGATGTCTGCCCAGATGTAGCTGTAAAACTATCCCTTGTCTGTGTGGCCTGTGGTACTGGCTGTGTGCCTATGTAGCCTGACATATTACACGTCCTCCAATGCTTGTACCCTAGTTTTTAGGGATGTTATTTCTGCTAATGCTTCTTGTAGTGCGGCTGTAAGTAATGGCACTAACTTGCTTTGGTCTATGCTTTGATAAACAGGTATTGTGTTACCATCATCGTCTGTTTTATTATCTCCAACAGAAACACCATCTGGTAACTCTTCGTTATCTTCCCAAACTTTAACTTCGTTATGTGCGCCCGATACACAATCAGGAACTACAGCCTGTGCTTCATGTGCTAAGAAACCATCGGTACGAGTACCTGACCTAATCCACTCAAAGTTCACTGGATTTAGTTCTTGTATACGAGCAGATGCATTTGTTACAGGTTGCACATCTGTTTTTAATCGGTAGTCTGAGCCTGTGTTAAAGTTGGTAGTTGTACCATTAGATGCAATTTTAATCGAACCTACTTCACCATAGCCGTTTACAATTTGAACTACATTACTTGCACCTGTACCGTGTCCATCAAACCTTGCGGCAAAAGACCCTGCGTAATAGCCCCCAGATCTAATATTATAGCCCCCATTTTCAGTCTGGAAGCTACCAAATTCTTTTGCGCCACCACTTAAAATTGTAAACGCTTGGTTGTTATTTGCAATAAACCTCATCTCATTGCCAGCGACTCCAATCCTATTGGCATCATTGGTACTGTTGCTATCTTCAATAATAATGTTTGCTTCTGCGTCTGTACTTTCAAACTTAGCTTGGTAGTTATAGCCACCACCAGTAACTAGAAGTCCTACATCTGTGCCAGATTGTGCAACTGTTACGCCTGTTGATGTTGTGGATAGTTTTGGTTCTACAGTTCCGTTTACGTTATGCCGCAAGTCTACGCCGCCAGACGGAGTGACAATCAAGAAGTTATCAGCACCAGAAGCAGACTGAACAACAAAGCGGTTAGCTTGCAATTCTAAGTCACCAGTGCCGCCGTCCTTGATGATGCTATTAGACCCATCGTGATAAATCTGTAGGTCATTACCAGCACCAAACTGTGCTTTTACATTATCATTAAAAGTAACACCATTTGCCCCACCAATAGGGTCTGGTATAAGCGCATCTGTCTCATCTCTAGTATATCCATCAACTTGTGTGACAGATGATTTACTTCCTATATATCCAGCCATTATGTTTGCTCCAATACACTCACTATAACGTCACAAGATGATGCAGTGTCAGATGTTACGACAACTGTTTCGGTTGCTTCTAAAATTATTTTACCATCCAATATAGATAATGCGCTGTTTGCCGGGATTGGAGCGCCTTTGATAATGTATACGCCAGCAGCTTGAACATCTACAGCAATTTGCGATGATGTTCTGTTAGCTAAATTACAACCGATCATAACGGATGTTGTCGCTCCTGGTACTGTGTATGTAGTTGTAGCACCTGTACCAACGGAAGCGCTTGTGTAGTTCTTAAAAGTATTTGCCATTCTATATCACCCCAAGGCTATGCTTAATGCTAATGCATTTGATTCTGCGGATGCTAAGATAGTGGCTTTTGTATCGCCATCTAATGTTTGTGCATCTACGTTTAAGTTATTTACGAAAGTTTGCGTTACTCTTGCATCAATTGCTGAGTTTGCTCTTGCTGTAGTGTGGTATAGGTTTGTTGAACCTTCTGAAATAGCATCACTGTCGTGGTTAGATACATCTGATACTGTACCCGTTACGTTACCAGTTATATTACCAGCAAAATTTGTGCTTGCTGTAACGACTGTGCCTGTAATAGCTGCTGCTGAATTTGCACCAATCACTGCACCATCAATTGATCCTGAATTAATATCAATGCCAGTTACGGGAGTTGTACCATCTAGCAAATTATCAATATTATCTAGGTTAGTGTTAAGCTTTGTACCCCATGTATCTTCCGATGCACCAACTTCTGGCTTAACCAGACTGTAAGTTGTTGTTGTAGTATCAGCCATGTAATTCTCCTATGCGGCGTCTGCCCATGTTTCGCTTGTTGCCGATGCGACTGTCCATTCCTTCGATGTTGGGGGAGTGGCAGACCAAGCTTCGACTGCGTTGGTGGTATCTTGCCACGTTTCGGGCGTCTTTTCAAGTGTTGTCCACGTTTCAGGTGTATTTTCTTCAATTTCCCATTTTTCAATAGCATTTGCCGTAATAGAAAATGCTGAACTTGTTGTGGATGATGATAGCCTTACACGTAAGCTTGCAAATGCTGTTGATGCTTGTGAAGCAAGCTCAACGGCTAATACAACTAAAGTTAATGCACTTGCATTATTCGACGATAAAGTTTGAGCATTAGCTGCGACTGACTTTTTGCGGACAACAGTAGATGTCGCTGATAGTGCTGGGCTAATTGTGCTTGCAATATCTTTTACGCGCTGGGCATTTGACGTTGTTGATGATGATGCACTTGTGGAGGACGCAACATCTACAATACGGACAATATCACCTGATGTTGAAGCAGCTATTGAGCTGGTAGCAGATGCAGACCGCACTCTTGTGGCCTGTATGTCATTACTAGCCGCCGCAATTGCGATTGATGATGTGAGTCTAACACGTAATGCAGCAGATGCAGTTGTTGTGACACTAATAATTGTACCAGCGCCATCAGTGACAAACCCATCTAAACCAAAGTTGTATGATCCAAACGAGCTTAGACCAAATCCGCCACGATATTCTGCCATTAGTCTAGCGTAATATCTAAATCACCAGCAGGCACACGTAATACATCACCTGTATCAATTGCTTTGCTTGTTATTAGAGCTGCATACGCAATTAAATTACCGCCAGACGCAGCATCAAACACGCCTACGTGCGTGACTGTGCCGTATGACCCTGTAGCAGTAGGAAATTCTAGCGCAGATGTGTTTGACGCTGTATTTCCTGATATTGTGAAAGTAACACTTTGCCTTGCGTATCCACTACCTGAAACTTCAGTACCGCCGCCAGTATCATCTGGGGCTGCCGTGTATAACGCTAAGTGCCACGCTGTGGGGCGTGTCGCTGATGATGTTGAGAAAGCCCACGTTAGAACTGTTGTCTCAAATGTATTAGAAAAACTCATTTTAATATGCCCTTATTTTCATACGGCGTCCAGAACCGCCAAATTTAGCTTTTTCGCTTGCTCGATTTATAGCATCAATTGCATTTTGGTACAAAGCTGCCCATACTTGTATTCTAGCATCATCTTTTAGGTATGGCGCAGAATGTATGAGTGAACCATACAAATATGCGTCGGGGTAATGCTCTAATATCCAGTTTGACGTGTTACTATCAGATAATGCGTCTGTTTTACCAAAATAATACAATTCTGACGTGTATGTGCCATCTGGAACTGGATAAACCTCTAATTCACCTGCTGTAACCGCGTAATATGCCGGTTGCCCGCTTGTGTTTAGGTTTCTAAACTTACGATCAAGCATTTCTGCTTGCGAAATTAGCTCAAGTGGGCGTGTATCTCCGCTTGTGATGTAAAATCGTATAACTTCGAGCATATCTGCGGGTATTGCGCTATATTGCGTGTCAATTGACGCCGTGCTGCGCTTTTCTTGCCGCCAATGACGGATTTGCCTGTTTAAATCTGCTTCTGCAAGTGAGACAAACGTGGAAGACACAGATGTTAGGTCATCTCGGTTAAGAAAATCTGCAATATTTGTCTTTAATTCTGCATATGTAGTAATTGGCATTAGTTATACCCACCCATTCCTCTAATTAAACCAGGATTTGCTGTAAAAAACATTTTTCTTATAATATCCATGATTTCTGGGTTATTTATTGCAGTATCAACCATATTTGGGTCTAATGTATTTAAATAATCGTTAAATGCCACTTGAGCTTCACGGGTTTGTTGTTCCATAGCGCCATTACCGCGTCCACTGCCTACAGCATAAGAAAAATCTCCCTCACCAGGCATCATATCACCTGTAGGGTCAGGTTGGTATTGAATTTGTCTTTCACCAGGCATTATATCGTTGATAGGGTCACGCTGGTATTGAATTTGTCTTTCACCAGGCATCATATCATTAACAGGATCACGTTGATAAGCAAATGTATTTTCGCCAGGCATCATATCATTAACAGGATCACGTTGCCCTTTATTCAACAAGCCTAATGGACGTAGTTTTGGTGGGGCAGACGTCATTTTTGACAGTAAACCATCTTTAACTGGGTCATTACCCGCAAAATTAGCTTGTCCAAGCGTGCCGTAATACGTTCTGTCACCAATATTCTCAACAGGTTTACCGCCAGACCCTAATAACTGCCCATCGACATATTCCATATTGTCGCCAGGTGTTAAAATGTTTGCTAAAAACTCGGTAATGCTGTTTCTATCGCTTGCACCCTTATCTAACGAGTTTAAAAAACTTAAAAATTTATTTTGTGCCATTTTCCTAGCCTATTTGGTATATTTGTTACACGCTATCACAATTCATCAACTTTATCCAGAACCTTACGCATTCTATCTGACAACTTCCATTTACCAGCTTTATAATATGCTGCACTTTGTGCATCTTTTAAATCTAGCCCGCGACCAACATAATATTTTATCCACTTTGTAATAATTTTATTTTTCATACTTGGTTTTAATTTATCAAATACAGCTTTTTTCATGCAATACCTTTTAAATTACGTTTAATTGGCTGTTTCCATGTGGACATTGACCCAGATAATGCTGTTGTAGCGTCTGAAGCCATTGTTAAACACAATGCATCTGCTAAATCAGGTGATCTTAACCCACGTTTACGCATCTCATCTTTACTTTCGGCCTTCATTTTACCTGATGAGGTAAAAGAATACCTAATTGCAGTTAATTCTGCCAGCAATTGGTCATCTTTAGGTAATTTGCATGACCTATCTTCTAGCCAACCTTTTGTTTTAAACCATAATTCGCTGCGTAAATTCATATATGTATGACCCATAGCGGGGGCTTCACTTACATTTACCCCACGTACTGGCGCGCCTAACTCACGCAATCTATCAACTACACCGCCGCCAACGCCAATACTATCGACTAATATCTCGCTAGGGCGTAGGCTAGGGGATAATCCCTCATATTCTGCCATAACTCTACCCACAGTTTGCATTAAGTCTAAGCCTTGCCATGACTGTATATCAGTTACAACGCTACCATATCGCTTACACAACGCAGTCTTATCCGTACCAAATCGCGCAACATCTAAGCCCCAAATAGGTCTTACATCTTCAATTAGTTCAATATCACGATGTATTGCGCTTTCTGCAATATGAAATGGAATAATCGTATCATCATCTGCTAATGGAAACTCACCTAATACACGTATGCGAAACGCATTACTATCCTCACCATAACGCTCACGCATTTCATCAACAAACTCATCTGACACAAGTGGGCTATCCACGCATGACCATCTGCGCGTCCACCAAGATTTAGCCATACGTGTTTGGCTTTCATAAAACGTACCTGATGAACGTGTGGGGTTAGATAAAAGTAACGTAGTTGCATTATGGCCTGACATTGACCCAGCCGCAGCTTCAAACACTTTTTCTGGCACACCTGACGCTTCATCTACCACCAACAACACATTCTCGGAGTGAACACCAGCTAGGGCTTCTGGCGTCTCGGCGCGAGAAGTTCTAGCAGAAATAAACGCTTCAGACGCGGCTGCGGTTAGTTCAACGCGGTCTGACTTTACATTTAGCAATTGCTGTAGATTAGGCGGTAATTCATTTATCCATCGTTTTAATTCAGCAAACAATGCGTCAAACAATTGGCTCGACGTGGGGGCAGTTACAACAACCTTATTAGGAAAACGTAACAACACGTACCATAACATTGCCCATGATGCAGACGTAGACTTACCTGTCCCATGTCCTGATCGTACTGACATCTTACGCTCACCATTTGCTATGGCCTCCAGAAATTCGGCTTGGTAATCATATGGTGTAGCGCCTAACACCTCTTTGACGAATAACACTGGGTCGTCTCGATAACGTAGGACAAACTCTTGTAATGGGTTATTACTCATCGGATACATCCTCATAATCTGCGTCAATCGTTTTTGCTTCACGCTCACGATCTTCGCGGTCTATTGCCGCCAAATCGGAATTGACTTTGCGTAGCGCGTCTAAATGCATGTCACCCACAGATATAGTCACGTTTGTCTGGGGTCTATTGCCGTATCGCTCTTGGTTATACGAGCCTGCCATAAATTTACGCCACTGTACCTTTTCGCGTGTGGCGGCTATCTCACTGCTAGAACTGCCACCATCAAGCTCATCTACCATTGTTAGACCTTGTTCTACGAGGGCATCAGCTGCCTCTTGCCTGGCTTTGGCTAAAGCTTGCGAATACTCTGGAACATTATTTATTGTCGTACTTAGGTATTGCCTGTTGCACCCAAAGTCTTTCGCAAGTTGGGTTATTGTATTACCTGATGCAATCTCTTCAAACAAGTAATCTGCCCCGCCCTTCTGCTGTATCTCATTCAATATACGCTTGCGTAATGGTCTACCTGCCATTGCTATACTCCAATTTTTCAAAATTTTACGACAGGATGGGGGTATAATGCAAGGGGTTACGGGGGGGGTGGGCTTGTGTGTGAGAGGGTAATAATAATAGTAGTGGGTAAAATATTGCGAGACGGGGGGGGTAAATTCATATATTGCCAGCGCTAATTAATCGTTTAGTTTTAATAAACTGAAAGTTAACATAATATACATTATCGGACTTTAAGCAGCTTGAATGGCATTAGTTAAGCAAAAACAAACACTTAGCTAGATAATGCCTAATATATGTCTGATATGAGCTATGCATCGTTCGGATTATCCGAAACTAATTGACAATATTACAACCTGGTAATACACGCACACGCCCGCGCTTTGGTGTCTGTATGCTTTCCACGTCTTATCTCACCTATATTCAACCCACGCTTAACAATGCTTACCCACGCTTAACAATATCATTCCAACGCTTGCTTATCCTTGCTCATGTTTAGCAATGCAATACAAATGTAATGCAAATGTAATGCAAGCATTAGCCAGCACATGGAACATAGGTTTAATTCATCATTACTTCTTTTTGGTAAGTTTTAATTTAATTATATCCAAAATACTTGACA